TTGTGGAAGCAGTCTTGGTCAGGACATCATGATCAAAGATTTAATCGCGCCAATCGCTGGTTTGCTCGACAAATTCGTCGAAGATAAAGATCAAAGAAATGCCTTGGCCCATGATATAGCCACGATGTCAGAAAAGCTGATAGCGCAGCAGAACCTCGCGCAAATTGAGGTAAACAAGGTTGAGGCAACAGGTAACTGGTTCCAGTCTGGCTGGCGACCCGCTGTTGGATGGTGCTGCGTGTTTGCAATGGCAGGCAATTTCATCGTCACTCCATTTGCTAATTTTGCGCTTGGACTGGCTGGGGTGAGCATTACTATCCCGCTGGTGCCGCTGGACACTATGATGCCCGTGCTGCTTGGGATGCTGGGCCTGGGTGGTTTGCGAACTTACGAAAAATCTATTGGAGTTCATCGCAAATGAGCTATTTCAGCGAGAAGGAGTTAAGCTGTCAGCATTGTGGCGCATACAAGTTTGACCCTGACTTCTTGCTCAGATTAAATCTTATCAGGCAAGAGTGCGGATTCGCATTTCCAGTGACTTCTGCATACAGATGCCCTGATCACCCAATAGAAGCTGCCAAGAAGGCTCCTGGCGCCCATTCAAGCGGCAAGGCCATAGACATAGGCGTCACTGGCGATAAAGCCATCACGCTGCTCTCAGTGGCTCTGAGGCACAGTATCAAGAGGATAGGTGTCAATCAGAAAGGATCATCCAGGTTTATCCATCTAGATGTAGACGATAGCCTGCCATCACCGGCCATTTGGTCTTATTGAACAAAATTGTTGTTTAGTTGCTCCAATCTGATACAATATTATCAGACATCAGGAGAACAACTATGGACGATCTGGCAAAAGAAATCTGGGACACCCTGTCTCAGATCGACGTGTCAAAACACGTTGAAAAGAAAAACGGATTAAACTATCTATCTTGGGCATGGGCTTGGGGCATACTCATGTCAAAATACCCAAACACAAATTATGCATTCACAATGCATGTGCTGGATGACGGTACTGTTGAGATAACATCAACAGTAACAATAGTCAAAGGCGAGCATCAAATTCGTCGATCAATGTGGTTGCCGGTTATGAACTACAAAAACCAAGCCATAAAGCATCCTGACGCCTTTGCTGTCAACACTTGCAAGATGAGGGCGCTTGTGAAGTGTTTGGCAATGTTTGGGCTGGGATTCACAGTATATGCTGGCGACGATTTAGATGTTCATGTTGAATCCGACGACAATTATATTAGCGGTCCAGATGCTGAAGTCATTAGAATGATGATTATCAATAGCAAAAGCGACATGGAAAAGTTCTGTCAGGCATTTGGCGTAGATACTGTTGAGCAGCTAAAGACATCTCAGCATGACAAAGCTCTAACAATGCTGAAGAGAAAACTAAATGCTAGTGCTTGAATGCGAGCAGGGAAGTGAAGAGTGGCATAAAGCCAGAGCTGGCGTCCCCTCCGCCAGCAACTTTTCCAAGCTAATTACTGCGGCAGGGAAGCCGTCCACATCAGCAGAAGCGTACATTAATAGCTTAATAGCATATCTAATAACCGGAACTGTTGAAGAAAGTTATAAAAACGAGCATATGGCTCGCGGTAACTTGTTAGAGCCGCAAGCCAGGGCTATGTATGAATTAACAACTGATAATGTAGTTACAGAGGTTGGGTTTTGCCTTCATGACACCATCATGGCTGGGTGTTCGCCAGATGGTCTTGTGGGAGATAATGGCGGTCTTGAGATTAAATGCCCATCAGCCTCTACTCATGTTGGGTATTTGAGATCGCAGAAACTACCAGTAATATACAAGCAACAAGTCATGGGATGCTTATGGATAACTGGGCGGGAATGGTGGGACTTTATGTCGTTCCATCCCGAAATGGAAGATTTGATTGTGCGCGTCTATCGAGATGATGAGTACATCAATGTACTGGCTGATGTCGTTAATTCTGCGGCTGATGTCATATTAACTGAAAGCAAAAAACTGAGGAGAAAATAATGGAGTTTGATAACAATAATCGCGGAGCCATTTGGAAGAATGCTGATCGTAAAAGCGAAAAGCATCCACAGTGGCGTGGTAGCGCAATGATTGATGGTGTGGAATACTGGATATCAGCCTGGAAAGGCAGAGACGACAAGGACACATCTCCTGTTGTAACATTTGCATTCCAGCCAAAAGAGCAAAAGCCATCTGGTGAGAAGTTTTTGGGCGACATTCCATTCTAGGAGTTGTTATGAACATTGGGCGATCAATTAGAATCGCACAAGAAATCAGGGGCGTTAGCAATGTAGCTATCGCCTCTAATTTCAAAGTGCATTGTCAGCAAGTCAGCAGATGGAGAAACTCAAAAGATATGAAGATATCGCTTGTTTCTTCACTTTCTAAATATTTTAATATGAGTCTGGATGAGTTTTTGGGTTTGTCCAATGATTGAAATAAGATTGCCGCTGGTAGAGCCAATACCAACCATTAAGCAAAAACAGGAATTGTCTAATGAGATAGACGATTTGGTAAAACAATTTTTGGATAAAGGCGGCAAGATTCAGGTTATAGAGCAAGGAAAGTCAGCTATCAAAGATGAAGATATCAGGCTTACAAAGACAATTGCTAGATCTGTAAATGCAGCAAAATTGAAAAAAGGCATAATATAATGCAAGGCGTCTTCTATCTAGTTCGGCATCGAAATGAAATCGACATTGCAATAAAGTCGTTTAGAAAAGTTATGGAAGACTGGGATTACAGCAAGCCACTAGCATGGAAGCCAGAAGTCTATTCGCCGTCAAGAAGCCTTTCTCAAAACGCTTTAATGCACATCTGGTTCAGCGAGATGGCAAATCACTTTTCTCCTAAAATTGATGTCGATGAAGAGGGTATTAAATATCTGATGAAAAACATGTTTTTGGGTACCGAAGACATCAAGGTTGGAAACACCACAATCCCAAATCAAGTCAGGTCAACATCTAAGCTAGATAAAGGCGAGATGATGGAGTTTTTGAACAATATTTACGCATGGGCAATAGATCACGGTGTGAAATTGTCAAATCCACAGAATTCTGAATGGATGAAAAATAAAAATGGACCATAATCTGAAAAAGTATGCGACAGATATACAATGGGATGAGTATTGTTTGTATTGTGAGCATAAATCATATACTCAAGTTGCCAAAATACTGAACAAAGACCGCGCCAATATCCGCAGAAGCATTAATTCATTAATATCTAAAGCCGCAAAACAAGGCTATTCGCCAGATCACGATATGACCCACGCTGTCCCTGATGGATACATAGCAAAAGGCATATCAACCTACTACAACGCAGATGGAATGGTCACAGGTCAATGGGTCAAGTCGGCCAGTGATAAAGAACGCAACATTCAGATTTTAATAGATAGACTTGAGCAGGGCAGCTTAAATTACAAACCATTCAAGCCAACGCCATACAAAGAGACCGCAGATGAAAACATGCTCTCTTTGCTCACCATTACTGACTTTCATTTGGGTATGTATTCCTGGTCAGATGAGACCGGCGATGATTGGGATGTAGCAATCGCGAGAGATGTGTTTCTAAACTCGATCAACGACATGATATCTGCATGTCCAAAATCAGAGGTTGGGGTTCTGAACCAGCTTGGAGACTTCTTACACTTCGATTCCCTGTCAGCTATTACGCCAGCCAGCGGCCATCTACTCGATGCTGACACTAGATATGGCAAGCTAGTGGATATGTCTATGGAGGTCATGACAGAGGCCATTAAGATCATGCTGAAACGATTTAAGAAGGTTATAGTCGTCCAGGCAGAAGGTAACCACGATATGGCGGGATCTGTATGGCTCAGAAAGCATATTAAGCATATGTTCTCAGAAGATCCAAGGGTTGAAGTCATGGACATCGAGTTCCCATACTATGCCATGTTGTGGGGTGAAATCATGCTGGCATTTCACCACGGTCATAAAATGAGAATGGGCCAGTTGCAAAAGCTGTTTTCATCTGAGCCGCGTTATAGAGCGATCTGGGGCGCTGCAAAGCATAGCTATATCCATACAGGGCATATGCACCATGAGCGCGTTGTAGAGGACGCTGGTGCCATTATAGAGCAGCATCCAACATTATCTGGCAGAGATGCCTATGCTGCCAGGGGCGGCTGGGTTTCTCAGCGTGGTGCAAAAGTCATCACCTACCACAAAACAGAAGGTGAGACACATCGATTCACAGTTAGACCAAGGATAGAGACATGAGCGCATTAAAAGAACAAGTTGGTGGCAACCATTACAAATCTTTCAAAATACAGCCAATAGAATTCATAACAATCAATGACTTAGGCTATATTGTTGGAAATGTTATTAAGTATGTTTGTAGGTATAAGCTAAAAAATGGTGTTGAAGATCTAAGAAAGGCTAGACATTACATAGATTTGTTGATTGAATCAGAAGTCAAAATTGACTCTGAATCAAGAAACAGGTGAGACATGCAAGACACAAACAACATGCTGGAACAATATCTAGAAGACGTTAGAGACAGCATGATTTCAGATGAGCTTGACAGGCGCATTGGCTGGCTAGAAGATGATCTGCGACATAGATTAAATGATAGCCAGTTATGCAGCCGATTCACGAATGACAAAGAAGATGACATTCAATACATTCTTAACGTATTGAAATCATTCAGATTAGTCAAAGAATATTTCAAACCGATATAATGTCTGGTGGAGATGGCAGGAGTCGAACCTGCGTCCAGCAAAGTCCCATTGGGCCTTATCTGCTGTCGAACCCATCGCACCCCCAAAAGAACTTGAAATAAGCAAGACGATGGTTTAATATTTAGTAGTCGGTGGCATGCAAGGCCCAAAGACTTCGAGACATGAGGAGATAGTCACCCGACTAGCCGAATTATCTCACAGTCCTCCCTTGTTTGCCACTGATCGAAAGTGGGGCCGGTCAGTAGCCTCCAATCGATATATCTGGCCAACATCCAACTTATGACCCGAAGTAATCCCTGGGCGAGCTGTAGGACGACGACTGTCCTGATCCAGGTCCAATACGCAAAGGCCCAAGTGGGTTGCCTCGGTGGCGACGAGGCAGGAAACCGAAAGGATATGAGTACCGCACCAAATTTGGTGTAACCACACAAGACCTACCCAGATTAACGATCTGCACGGTTGTGGTTTGCAAAGGGAAAAGTCGGTACTGCGCCAAAAATAAACCCACGGCATAAAAAACCCATTCCTTATTCCAAATAAGTCATTGACTGGCGATGGCATATTTGCGATTCTTTCACTGCATTCGCATGAGGAGAAAAAAAATGACCATTGCTCAAAAACTGGAAGAAGCAAAAGCAGCTTATTCCGCCAAGCCAACTGCGGAAAACAAGGCCGCTGCGCTGAACTTGGTGCGCCAGTTAGCCGCTGAAAAGCGAGCTGCTGCGCCAGTGGTAGATCTGCATGAGATGGCCAAAGCAGCAAAAGCCGCACAGGATGCCAGAGCGCAAGCGAGTGCAAAAGATGCTGCGCTGGATCGTGCCAAGCGATTGTACGAAATAGCGCACCAGTACCCACGATGCGGGCAGAGCTGGCCGTTTGGGAAAAAAGAAGAAGATGCTATGGCCATTTTGGTCAAAGCTGCGAAGGAGCAATTATGAGTCTAACAAATAATCATGTACTTGCTGGCCTGCCAGCATGGGCGACCGATGAAGAAGCAGAGGCGGCAGTTGCCGCCATGAGCGACACCGAGTATATGCAGGCGCTGGTCGCTCGCGAAGCGGCTGAAAGGGCGGCAGAAGATGCTGCCTACTTTGCCAAGCTGTCCGACGAAAAGTTGGCCAGAGAGTCTTGGGCGCTGGTGTCTAGATACAGATGGGGCGTTGCGTATGTTGCGATGCTCAAAAAGGACTGGCCAGCTGCAAAGGCGGCCATGAAATCTGCCACATCCGCAGACACTGCCCTATCGCCAGACAACGCGCTACTAGGCGCCATCATGGGCCTTGGTGCTCAAGTAGCGCCAGAGGAAGAAGTAGCGAAAGGCCGTGATATCACAGCAGAACAGGCGGCTTTTGCCAAGCGAGAAACAAAAAAGCGGCTGTTGAGGCAAGCAAATGATTAAGACAAAAAAATATCTTGGTGTGATCGATGACTGTGCCGCTGGCACCGCTGGAATTTTAGAATTGCCAGTATTTATTAGCGGTCAAGATATGGTTGGAGCTAGGGTTACGATTGAGGCTTACGATGAGCAGGGATTGCTTGTCGTTAAGCGTGGAAAACTTATTAGCATTTTACAGGAGTGGGACTAGTGGAGCCTTGCATCAGCTACAGGAAAGGCCGAAAAAACTATATGGTTCGAGTGACAACTGCTGGATTGACGCACACCGCTCTGGCAGCAACTCTTGAAGAGGCGAGAGCATTGAGAGATTTATTTAACGATGCTTATGTGGAGAAGATAATTAATGGAGAAATGAAAATCATGCCGGTAGAGGTGGACAAAGACTTGAGAGCTTGCGACAAGCTAATCAGGAGGCCGTGGAAATGATTTTACGCGAGCATCAGGTTAAAGCAGTAAACATGCTCAGAGACTCTATATGCCGTGGTAACAAGCGCCCAATATTGGCTGCACCATGTTCATTTGGAAAGACAATCACAGCGGTTCATATCTTGGCTGAGGCGGCCAAAAAGGGAAAGAGAGGTATATTCATATGTGATCGAATAAAGCTGGTCCAGCAGGCTTTGGATGCGTTTGACGCGCATGGCATAGAGGTTGGCGTGATGCAGAGCCAGCATATAAGAACAAACTATGACGCTCCAATCCAAATTGCATCAATACAGACGCTGGCGAGGAAGAAGCACCTACCATTGTTTAACATAGCAATCGTTGATGAGTGCCATGTGCATTACAAGTCATTGCAGGAGATGATGGATGTCATGAGCCTGACCATATTCATAGGATTGAGCGCAACACCATTCAGCAAGGGTTTGGGTTTAAGTTATAACGATTTAATCGTTCCCATCACGCCCACGCAGTTGCTCGATCAAGGGTATTTGTGTCCGGTTGACTATTACGGCGGGACCAGAGCCGATTTAAAAGGTGTCAGGACTCGCAGGCTGCAAACCGGCGCCACAGACTATGACCCAAAGACGCTCTCAAAGGCGATAGAAGACGATGCCTCGCTAACTGGGGATATCATCAAGAACTGGATCAAACACGGCCAGAACAGGCAGACAATCGCTTTCAGCCCCAGTATCAAGCATAGCAAGACGATGGTTGACATGTTTAATGCTGAAGGCATACCAGCAGTTCACATCGATGGATATATGGATGATGAAGAGAGGAGGTATATTTATGATGGTCATGATGCTGGCGAGTTCAAGATCCTCAGTTGCTCCAGGTTGTTAAACACTGGATATGATGCTCCAAGCGTTTCCTGCCTGATTGACTGTTTCCCAACCAAAAGCCTTATAGCATATGTTCAGCGAGCTGGCAGGATCATGAGGACAGCTCCAGGCAAGGATGTGGCGATTTACTTGGACCATGCGGGTAATGTTGCGAAGCATGGGTTTGCAGAGCATGTGGTGCCTGAAGAGCTTCACAACGGCTATGAAGAGTACAGTGAGAGAACTACAACTAAAGAAAAGAAAGAGCCAACCATTCGCACCTGTCCACAGTGTTACCAGCAGATGTCTGGCATTCGATGCAAGTGCGGTTTTGAGATGCGTTTTGATGCGCCACTTGAAAGCGACAAAACAATGCTCGAAAAGATAAAGAAGACAACCAACAAAGAATATACCACCAAACAAAAAGCCGAATGGCTGGGCCAGTTGGAGGTATATGCAGATCAGAGAGGCTACAAGAACGGCTGGACAGCTCATAAATATAGAAGCAAGTTTGGGGTATGGCCTAATAAGATCACGGCTATAAAGCAATATGCTGTCAGTCAAGAAGTCAGCAACTGGATAACACACGAGAACATTAGGAGAGCGAAGAGTGCTTGATGAGATATTGGATCATCTGACAAAGGTCAAGAAGTCTGGCAATCGCTATATGGCTTGCTGCCCAGTACACAACGATAGATCGCCATCGATGAGCTTGACTGAGAAGGATGGCAAGGTGTTGATCAACTGTTTCGGTTGCGGTGCCAATGGCCTGGAGGTTATGAAGGCGCTTGGTTTGCCAACATCTATGCTGTTTTCTGGAGAGTTCACTCCGACAAAAATGTCAAAAAGATTGGAATCTGACCTCAGATCAGACGCTTTAGTACTTGCTTTTTATGAAGCATCAGTTAATAAAAACGAGAAATTGACCTATAATGATTATAAAAGAGTCAAGCTAGCTAGAGAACGAATTAAAATATTAGGAGATCAATATGCTGGGGAAAGCCTATGATAGATGGGTGATGGTTTGCGAGGCCAATAAAAAGGCGATTGTTATTGGTATTTGTGTAACATTTGCAACAGTTTGTGTTTGGATCTTGACGTGAGAGGTAGCAGGGGCCCAAGAACGCTATCAAAAAAGACTATTCCACAGTTACAAAATACTCTTTGGCCTCTGTTCTCCAAGTACATCAAGCAAACTCACAGCCATGATGGTATCAATTGCAGTTGCTACACATGCGGCAAGTCTATCATGATAGGCGACAGGGACTGTCAAGCGGGTCATTGGATACCCAGAACCTATAGTCCAACAAAATACGAGGAGGATAACGTCAGGCCACAGTGCAGTAGATGTAATGAGTTTAATGCTGGTATGCCAGTGCATTTTGAACGCAATTTAAGGCTAGAGCTTGGATGTGAGCGAGTTGAGCAAATGAAGCGAGATTCTCTAAAGCCATGGAAGTGGAACAAACTGGATCTCATTAGTCAAATCGAATACTACAAGGAAATGCTCCATGGCTGAAGTCACACCTATAAGCAATTTTCAGCGCAGATTCTCCAACTACATTTCAGAGAAAAAGTCTCAAAGCGACAATGGTGAGCTAATTGGCGTTGCTGCTATATGGCAGTATGAAAACGGCGCTATCGTCGCTGAGACTGAAGGTATGATCTATGACGGATATAGGATGCTAGGCTATACAATCGAGCTGCAAGATATGCTCAGAAGCATCGAAACAGATTATGTGATAGGCAATGAATAATGATCGACTTCAAGTATGATTCAAATGAAATCAACAGGATATTGCCTCGGGAGTTTGCACGTCAAATCAAATACACTCTGTCTGTTGGGATCAATAATGTTTTATATGGCGCTAGAGAAAAACAGATAGGGAAAAAAGAGACCAATTATACTGGCGGTGAGATGGACGAATACCTCGCTGGCGGGTCAAGAGTATGGACCAAGAAGGGCATGGCCGTTATCCAGGCTAATAAAAACAGCTTGAAAGGTAAATTGATATTTGAGTCAAATCGAGAATACATGAGACCATTGATATATGGCGGGACAGTAACGGCGAGAAAGTCAAAGCTGGTTCAGCCATCTAAGCCGTTGTTGAAAAGCAAGAAAATAGGCACTGTGAGCATCAATGAGCAGGGCAGCATATCGCCGCTCAGAAAAGCTGTAGCCAAGAACAAAATCAAGAAAAGCTATTTCCTCGGAACGCTCAAGGGCAAGAGGCCAAAAGAAGGCAACTCATATGGCCTATGGCGTCGATACAAGGACGGCAAGACTCCTCGCTTGCAAATGGTTCTATCCCTAGCCAGATCATCCAGGCAGCAAGAGAGCATTTATCCAGCCGATAAATTGATCGACCATTATGTCAATAAGAACATTCAGCGGCATATGGAAGACGCAATGGCGTATGCAATAAAGACCGCCAAATAGTATTTACTATCCCACGGTTTATTTACTATCCCATGGTTTACTATCCCACGGTTGCATAGCACAAATTCTGCGACAATCCTGGGGTGAAAAATATTTTATTTCCACCCCGCAAATATTTACTATCCCACGGTTAGTGTTCGCTGACTTTTATTTACTATCCCACGGCTACGGTTTACTATCCCACGGTTAATATTTACTATCCCACGGATACTATTTACTATCCCATGGCTATGGTTTGCCATCCCCCAGAATTCTGTATAGGAATATTCCAGTATTTTAATATGCGAATATTCTAATATCACAATATGCAAATATTCTAATATGCAGAAAACCTAATATAACCTGGTGTCGATGGCCAGAAGTGCCGCTGGATTTTCTTTGCATGGATATAAGCAAAAGTGTTGACATGATGAGCGCTTCTCGGCACTATCGACTTGCACTAACACCACTTAAAGGAAAAATTATGCTTATATTCGAGGCACTATTTATCGCGCTGGCAGTGATGACAGTATATGCGGTTATTGAGAATGATCGCGCAATGCGGAAAAAAACCCGGCCCATGGCCACTAAAAACGGGAGTAAATAGCATGACTAAAACAAAATGGACTGGGAATGGCGACGTCGTAGTAACGGCTTTTGCCGAGTACCGCACAGGTAGCGAGGAAAAGGGATATATCAAGCATAAAGATATTCTGTCGAAAACTGTGATTTATAAGGACTATGACTTTCCCGAAAAGCACATGACTGACGGGTTAAAAATTTTTACTCACCTAAACGATGTCTATCAGTACTATCCTGACGGAGAGGTTACCATTTCTATAGAAATCAAAGATCCATGCGTAAATCTATGAACGGGAGAAAAAATATGAAAACGGAAGAGGTTATAAACTTTGCCAATGCTTGCAGCAATGAAGATTTATGTCTTCTGATCAACATAATGGCAAATAGGTTTGAGTGCTATTTCGGCAGTCTTAATCGGTGCCAGCTTAGCAGCGAAATACAATCGGCGTGTATGAACGGCGCGATCATCCAGCTTAACTGTAAAACAGTCGAACTGGATGACCTTAAAGAAGATCCATTTATTAAATACGCGATTTCAAAGGGAGATAAAGCATGAAAAAACCAACAGGACTAATATTATACCAAGGTCCGTCGCTGTTAGACGGCGCGCCTATTGTAGTTATTGCGACAGGACTAGACGCCAGCACTAACAGTAAAACGGGCGACATGATCCAGACCCATATTTTACGCGCAGATATGCTCCCGATGAAAGCGATTCATACGGGCGAGGATAGCAGTATCTGTGGCGACTGCCCCCACAGGGGAGATGGGACCGGCAAGGGTAGAACGTGTTATGTAACGGTATATCAAGCGCAAACTGGAATATATAAAGCGTACAAACGCGGATCATATCCAGCTTATGATCCCGCCATTCACGATAGATACCTATCCGGCAGGGCTATCCGCTTCGGATCATATGGGGATCCGGCGGCCGCGCCGATTAGCGTATGGCAGTCTCTCAAGACGCTGGCGAGTATCACAACAGGATACTCGCACCAATGGCGAACTATTTCGCCAGAATGGTCCAAGCTGGTAATGGCAAGCGCGGATCAACCCGCCGACGTTGAAGTGGCGCGGGTTATGGGGTATCGATCTTTTAGGGTGGGCGACAAGAAACTACCTGGCGAGGTGCTATGTCCAGCGTCGAAGGAAGCGGGCCGAAAGCTACAATGCGCCGATTGCGGGGCGTGCTCGGGATCGAATGGTAGGCGCGGCTCGATTTATATACCGCTACACGGTGGCACGGCGGTCATGGCAAATAAGAAACGATTAATAGCGAGGATAGCAGCATGATAGACACTACAGCTTTATATATGCATCCAGTGAGCGGCGACGTCCAGCTTGGAGGTGACTGGATAGCGGACAGCATGGACTGGTATGGTGACATACCATCCCAGCTGGCGACCTTGATCGAAGTCCAGCCAATAGCTGGCCAATGGGTGGAACTATGAGCTGGAAGCATGAACTACTCAATACGCTTGCAGCCTGGATCTTCATCTTTGCCATTTTTTGGCTGGCGACGATCATAGACCCATCAATATAAATAAAGACAATCAAAGCCCGCAAATAGCGGGCTTTTTTTTGCCTAAAATTTGCCCTGATAAATCATTCGATAAGAGCGATATAAGACGACATTTTAAACCCTATAGCACCCTACCAGTAAACCATTAAAAGCGCCCATGCGCTCCAGCATTGCGCCTAAATCGATTCGATATGATGCGCGGCTATTATCCGCCGCAAATATCGTCGGACGATGGCGGGTCAATTCCAACTAAACCAACAATGTGGTCAATCTCACCATATAGTGGTCAGATTCACAAGGTACTGTTGCAGTGCACAATAATGGGTATCGCAGAGG